AGAAGCTGGTTCTGTAATTACAGACGCAACTAAACTATTTGTAGTTGATGCCGATCCATTCACGGTTGGTGACGTTGTAAAAGTTGATGACGAATATTTTGAAGTTACCGCAAAGTCTGTTTCTGGATCAGAAAATCTAACAGTAACCAGAGCAAGACTAGGTTCCACAGCAGTTGATCATGCTGCAGGAGCAACTGTAACTAAGTGGTCTTTCTCGAACTCAGCAACAACAACTGTTGTTAGCGAAGCTCTAGATTCTTCAGAGAATCTAATTAGTCTAACTAGTGGAACAGGATTTACTGCTGGGTCATATGTCAGACTAACAAACAGCGTAGATTCAACTACAGAAATTGTTAGAATCGAAGATATCGAAGGAAACGATATTGTAGTAACAAGAGGTCAACTAGGAACCAGTGCAGTAGCACAACCAGTTTCTACAATTACCGCTACACTTCTAACCTTCGCGGCAACCGCAAGCACAACTACTCTATCGGAAGTATATCCTGTAGTTACAACTACTGGTGTATCAGCTCCACTAATTAAGTCTTCGAGAGATTTCGAAGTTAATCAATCAACATACTCATGGAAGTTTGCTGCCAGAACCGCTGGTACTTGGGCAAACAACATTAAGGTAGCAGTAATTGATGGTGGTGTTTCTGGTTACGACAATCAGAACATTGACGGAACTAGTGGTGGTTCTGGAGTAAGATGGAATACCATTGCTGTTGATCCTGGAACTGCTAATGATATGCACGTTCTAGTTCTCAGTCCATCAAATGAAATTCTGGAGTCTCACCTCTTTGTGTCGAGACTATCTAATGCAGTTGATGAGCAAGGTTCTTCATCGTTCTATGCTAACGTAATCAACAGAAAGTCTGCTTACATCTACGTAGGTTCTTCTGCCCCTGCAGCTGGAAATAACGTATATGCTCTTTCTGCTGGTATTGATGCATACACAACCAATGTTTCATCAATCAATTCGGCTTACGATCTGTTCTCTGACACTGAAGAAATCGGAATCGATTTCGTTCTAGGTGGAGGAAGCTTACAGATTCTAGCAGATCAAAGAACAAAGGCACAATATGCTATCAACCTAGCAGCATCAAGAAAAGATTGCATTGCCTTCGTTTCACCACACAAAGGATTCATTTCACTAAGTTCAACATCCGCACAAAGAGATGCAATCATTAGTTTCTTTGATCCTCTAACTTCAACATCATACGCTGTATTTGATAACAACTACAAGTACATCTATGATCGTTACAATGATACCTATCGTTACATTCCTTGCAACGCTGATGTTGCTGGTCTATGCGTTCAGACCTCACTGAACTTAGAAGATTGGTACTCACCTTCTGGACTAAACAGAGGTAACTTACAGAATGCTGTCAAACTAGCATACGTTCCTACCAAGACTGACAGAGACAAGCTCTACATCAAGAGAATTAATCCTATCACATATTTCCCTGGTCAAGGAACTGTTCTATACGGAGACAAAACTGCACTTTCAACTCCAAGTGCATTCGATCGCATCAATGTTCGTCGTTTATTCCTCGCAGTTGAGAAGAGAATTGGCGCTCTAGCAAAAACTGTATTGTTTGAATTGAATGATTCTGCCACAAGAGCTTCATTTGCAAACGCAGCAAGTTCATATCTTGCTGAAGTTAGGTCTAAGAGAGGCGTGACAGATTATCTAGTAGTTTGTGATGAAACTAATAACACAGCAGATGTTATTGACAGAAACGAATTTGTTGCTGAAATTTATATCAAACCAGCACGTTCAATTAACTACATCACCATTACATTTGTTGCCACCAGATCTGGTGTAAGTTTCAGTGAAGTAACTGGTCGATAATTTTAAAACAAACAATTACGAGGTAACAAACGATGGCCGTTAACAGTAACGTAAGAGATTTTCTCTCAAAAATTAATCAAGGCGTAAAACCAAATCTGTTTTATGTCGATATTGTTTTTCCAGCATCTGCTGCCGCTGCAGCTCTTCCAACCAGCACTACTGATAAAGAGTTAGTAAATCTTCTCTGCAAATCAGCTGCTCTACCAGCATCTAACCTAGGTGTTATTGAAGTTCCTTTCAGAGGAAGAACTGTAAAGATTGCAGGTGACAGAACATTTGATACATGGACAGCAACATTCATCAACGATAACAACTTCCTAGTTCGCAACGCAATGGAGCGTTGGATGAGAGCTATGAATGCTCACGAAGCAAACACAGCTGAAAGATGGACTCCTTCTTCTGCTGCTGCTGATGGATATACTGCTGACATCATTGTTAAGCAGTTGGATAGAGATACTACTGTATCTGATCCAGGCGGAAGAGTATTGAGAACATACAAACTAGTTGGATGCTTCCCAACTAACGTTTCTCAGATTGATCTTGCTTATGACAGCAATGACCAGATTGAGGACTTCACTGTTGAATTCCAAATGCAGTATTGGACTTGCGGAACTAACTCCCCAGATTTCAACAATATTATTGCGTAATAAATACTATAGTAATACAAAGTGAGACACTTTAAACATGAGTCAACTTTTTGGATTCTCAATTAAAAGCAAAGCGGAGGAATTGAAAGGTCAGTCCCCAGTTCCTCCTAATGCTGACGATTCAGTAACCACCGTAGCTGGTGGTTATTTTGGTTCGTATGTAGATATAGATGGCATAGCGCGTAATGAGTTTGATCTCATTAGGCGCTATCGTGATATGGCGATGCACCCAGAAGTCGATTCGGCAATCGATGAGATTGTCAACGAAGCAATTAACTCTAGTTTAGATGATTCGCCAGTTCAAATTGAACTTACAAATCTCGACGTAAGCGAATCAATCAAGAAAAAAATTCGTGAAGAATTTGATTATATCAAACGTCTTCTTTCGTTTGATACAAGAGCGCACGAAATTTTTAGAACTTGGTATGTTGACGGTAGAATGTTCTACCATAAAGTAATTGATCTAGCAAATCCAAAAGCAGGTATCACTGAACTCAGATATATTGATCCCCTCAAGACTAAAAAAGTACGAGTTCAAAACAAAGATCCAAAATTAAATATCGGCACATCTAATGTCACTCTAGCCGATAGCGCAGCAAGATTTGATTTTGGTGAATATGTAGAATACTACATGTACAATCCTAGAGGATTTATAGCATCATCATTTGATACAAATAATGTTGGCAGTGGTGTAAGAATTGCAAACGACGCTGTTACTTACATTACATCAGGTATCCAAGACTACAATAAAAAAATGGTCTTGAGTTTCTTACACAAGTCTATCAAAGCACTCAACCAGCTCCGCATGATTGAAGATGCGCTGGTTATCTACAGACTTTCACGCGCACCAGAACGTCGTATTTTTTACATCGACGTAGGCAATCTCCCTAAGGTAAAAGCAGAGCAATACCTTCGTGAAGTAATGGCACGTTATCGCAACAAGCTTGTGTACGATGCTGCCACTGGAGAAATCCGTGATGACAAAAAGCATATGAGTATGCTTGAGGATTTCTGGCTTCCTCGTCGTGAAGGTGGTAGAGGTACAGAAATCACAACTCTACCTGGCGGTCAAAATCTAGGAGAACTCAAGGACGTTGAGTATTTTAAAAAGAAACTCTACAACTCACTCAACCTCCCACCATCACGTTTAGATGATTCGAACCAAGGATTTTCCCTTGGTCGTTCATCAGAGATTCTACGCGATGAACTCAAATTTGCCAAGTGGATTGCAAGACTTCGTAAGAAGTTTAGCGCATTGTTCCATGACATGCTCAAAACTCAACTCATTCTGAAGGGCATTATTGCTCCAGAAGATTGGGAAGAAATGCAAGAGCATATTCAATACGACTATCAGTTTGATAATCATTTTGAAGAGCTCAAGCAGGCAGAACTTATGGGGAATCGCTTGCAAGTTGCTACGGCATTAGATCCTTTCTTGGGCAAGTATTACTCTATTGAGTATGTCAGAAAGCAAGTTCTTATGCAGTCTGATGCTGAGTATGATGAAATCACTAGACAGATGGATCAAGAAATTGCTGATGGTAAGATTCCAGATCCTATCCACACA